ACAGTTTGGTCTATTTGGTTTGTTCTGTAATATAAATCTAAAAATCTATCTAACTTTTTGGATAGTTCGTCAGTTTTCATTGCTGTTTCTTGTAATAATTTATATTCTTCTGGTTTCATTATAGTATTTCGTTTAATGTTTCGTATTTATATCTTAATTCTTTTATTTTACTTTTTCCTGTGGACTCTATTTGAAATTGAAATTCTTTTCCTGTTAAAAAAGGTAAGGCATTTGTAGTTTCATTTGTTGTAGAAATTACATACTCACCTGCTGCGTTTGTGTTACTTAAAATTGAAGTCATACTAGACCCATCTACGCTGTATTTAACTACTGTAGTACCGCTTGTAGCCCCTGTGAAGGCTATCTGTACTGCTTTAAGCTCTTTATCCTTATATCTATCAGCTAAAGGCATACTAGGGTTTAATGTAGTTCTGTAAGTAGATGTAGCTGTATAATCTGTTGTTGGACTACCTGTTGAAAAAGTTGTTCTATAAAAACCATTTGTTATACCTGCTGTTGAAAATCCTACCCACATTATGTCGTTTAATATTGAAAGTCCTGTTATTCCAGTTACCGCAGTTCCATTTACTACATATTTATCTTTAGTTAAAGTCCAAGCACCTTCTTTGTTCTTTGCAAACGCCCAAATACAATCATCTAAACTTAATGCAAAGTATAGTTTGTTATCAGCTTTTGCTTTTAAAATGATATTAGAAATTGCTACAGTAGATTCTATGTTTACTTCTTTTACTATTTGGACTTCTCCACCTGCCCAAGTTTTAACTACTAATTTATTATCTATAACAGTTTTAGTGTCGTTTGTAGTTATTACACCTACTAGAATATCTCCCATATTATCTAACACGTTTAGATTACCTTTTCCGAAGTCTACTATGTTTGAAATTGAAGCTGTAGAGTTTAATGCAAGGTTTGCAGGATTGATTATGAAAGCGATTGACCTATCAAAACCATTCACAGGTCTTGTTCCTACAGCAAGATATGTTCCATAGTTTGTTATACTGGTTATTCTTAAATTCGTTGGGATTATTCCGTTGTAGCTTGTTACAGTAGCTCCATCTGACCTTGAAATCACATTATCTGTTCCTAGATACATAAAACCAGTTCCAGGATGTATAAAAGGTTTACACGCACTTGAAACACTTGAGATTGCACCCCTTGTTGTAATAGTTGTTGCGTCTGTAAGTTCTAAGAGTGTTATGTCTGCTCCTGATTGTTCTAAGGCGTAAGCAAGTCCTTTGTAACCTATCAGAGTATTATTTTTAACACTACCTGAAGTTCTTTCTGCTCTATTAGTCCAACCTTCGGTTAAGTTATCTTTAGAAAAGAATTTTGCATTACTGTCAGCAACACCAGCTTGTCCTAAAGCAATTAAAGTATCTCCATCTAAAATATTTATATCTGAAATTACATCAGTAAGTTTGTAGTCTGTTATAGTTCCACTTACCATAGATTCAGTTACTGTGTCTGGGTATGGTTGTAAGTAATGGGGATTAGTAAAAATATCAAAATTCTTAGAATATTCCGATTCATTGATAGCAAAAGTTCTTAAATCTTCTGCTTGTCCTCCTGAAAAATTGTTAATTATTGCTGTTGCCATATTAGAAGTAAGTTATTACTATTACTTGTCCACTACCTCCAGCATCTCCAATACCATCAGTACCAGAACCTGAAGCTCCACCGCCACCGCCACCTCCACCAATTCCTCCTACTCCACCATTACCTCCTTGTGAAGAGTTTCCACCACCTCCTCCACCTCCACCTTGTAGGATTGAACCAGTACCTCCATTACCATTACCAGCTGTTCCTGCAGTACCTCCACCTCCTGAAGTTATTGTATTAGTTGTACCTCCAGCACCTCCTAATGTATTAGTATTATTAGCACCTCCAGCACCGCCACCTCCTGCTGCATACAAAGAACTACCTCCATTATATCCTGCACCAGAACCATTTGTTCCACCACCTGCAGCACCACCATATTCTGAAGCAGCTCCGTCAGCATTTGTTACGCCGCCAGCACCACCTCCACTAACTCCTTTTAATCCAACAGTTGTGTTGTTAGGGAACCCTCCAAGAGAACTAGCACTTTGTTGTCCAGCTTGACCTACACTACCACTTCCACCTCCACCTCCACCTGAAGTTGTTCCCCCAGTAGATGTTGTTCTTCCACCTCCTCCTCCATAAGCATATAAATGAGTTCCAAAGTTTGAAACTCCTCCTGGACTTCCGTCTGCTAAAGTTCCTCCTGCACCTCCTGCTCCAATAGTAATAGAAACAGAACTTGCTAAATCACTAGCGTTGAATGTTCTAACTATTCTAGCACCACCACCTCCACCAGCTCCTCCATTACCTGAATTACTTCTATTAGCACCTGCTCCTCCGCCTCCAGCTCCAGTTACGATTACTTGAACTACTTTTGCACCAGTTGGTTTATTCCAAGTATCATTTGCTGTATATGTTTGAATGTCTGCAGGAGCTGGTGCTACTGCCCAACTTGCATCTCCGTCAGCGTCAGATGTTAGAAATAAACCTGCTCCTGCTCCTGTAGTTATCTTTATTGCTGGAGTAGTTACAAGTCCTGTAAATGTAGGAGAAGCTGTTGGTGCTTTAGTATTTATTTGAGTTTGCACAGAAGAAGTAGCATCATAATAGCCAGTAGCTAATACGTTTACTTGAGCGGTTGAAGCTGTTATATCTGTAGCACCATCAGCTAGTGTATGTTTATGTCCTGGATTACTAGAAGAAGTATTTTTAACAAGATAGTCTAATGAAGTTACTACTGCACTACTATCTACGCCAATTTTAGCTTCTACTGCTTCTAAAGCGTCTTGTATGTTCTGGTGAGCTGTAACGTGATTAGTAGATAATGGAGTTGAAGCTCCCTCTGCTGGTAGTTCCGTTGATGTATCTAATGAAGTTGGAAAGTTTGTTGCCATTTAATTTTTAGTTTTATTAGTTGGACTTATAATGTTTTTTGCTAAATTGACCATTGTAAAGTAAGGTGAACCCCATCCGTAGTCTGCATCTCCCCAAGTTACTATCGTATCACCCCAAGTAGCATAGCCTCCTTTTCTTGAGTTATTGGATGGTGTTATTGCGTTTTTTGGTTTGTTAGTTGGTGTGATTGGCATGTTATATTGAACAAATTGATTCGCTTGTAATACTTTGTTGAAATGCTTTATTTCTATCTCTAAAATATTTCTTTATTGTTGCTTCCATTTTTTCTAACTCGTCTTTAAGATTGTTTGCTTGTGGTAAACCTTTTTGCCAAGCATACTGATAAGAGGGTTTTAGAGCTAAATATTTTTGATGTTGCCAGTAAATACCTGCAACTTTCGTTCCAGTTGAAACATCTCCTGCTGTAAAATATACAGGGCTTCTGTTTATCCATATTTCTAGTCCGTCAGTTAAAGCAAAGTTAGGTTTTTGAACTAAAAAGATACCATTTGCTGTTAGATAGTATTGGCTAGGAATACCTGAAACTGATGTGTCTAGTTGACCATCAGTTATAGTATCTTGGTTTATTTGTTCTAGAGTTGTCCATTTACCAGAAGTAGCATCTTTAATTCTTATTTTGTATATATCTAGTATTTGGTTTCCATTCTCATCTACTGTGAATGAATAATCTTGTTGCCCTGAAACTATATCTGCATAAACTATAGGATAGTCTGTTTGGTTTGTGTCATCTGCTGGTTTCCAGTTACCTGAAGCACTATTAGCTAAAATGAAATAATCATCAAGTGTTAGGTTTACATCTAAAGTTTTAGCTAAAGTTGAATAACTACTTGTGGTAGTATTTTGAGTATTTGTATTTCTTGCAATTAAATCTAATATTTGGGTGATTGTCATTGATGTTTTGTTAATTTGCTAATCTAAAGGGGTATAAACCCCCTTAGTTAGAAAACTATGCGTCTGGTACGACTGCTGTTGCAACTGCACCGATAGCTGTGTAAGCATTACCCATCCATCCTATTGTGTTATTTATTTTAGTAACATAAAGGATTTGAGTGTCCGTACATAGATATTCTTTTGTTCCATCACAGTCTTCAGAGTTTATTTCCTCTGCTGAACCTGATGGAGTTCTAAGTTCAAAGTTTGAAGCCGCAGAACATAGAATTGTAATCTGATGTCCGTCTGGGCAAGATGCTAGAGAAGGTAACACAATGAAATCATCTGCATTAGTTGCTACTCCTGTTACTTTAACTACTTTAGTCAAAGGTGGAATAGAGTTAATGGGTAGTTGAGTTGCTTGTGCTACTACTTCTACTGGAGTAAATTCTACTCCTGCTAGTCTTGGGTTACGTCCATTTGAAATTGCCATTTTTTGTTATTCGTTTAGTTAATAATCCTGTTCTATTTACGCAACAAGTATGTCAAACAATACTGGAATCATTTTGTTCCAAGCGTGGAATTTTGAGTCAATACGAGTTTCTAGTCCAATACCAGAGATTTGAGCACCTCCTACTACTGGGTTTGTAATTTCTTTAACTTTACCGTAAGTAGCTTTTATAACTCCTACTGCGAAAGCCTTTTTAACACCACCAAACAAGTGTCCTGAAGCGTGTTTATTTGAAGAATAGTGTTCTACTCCCATATACTTGAAACCTTGTTTGATACCGTTCTTTAATGCGTCATCTGCTGTGTTGAAGCCTTCTGCTGAAGCGATTGTTTCCAAAAGTTCAAAGTCAGCTGCACGCCATACGATAAACATACCATTACGATTTGCTAAATCTTCTCCACCAGCTTCACGAATTTCTCTTTTAACTGAAGTGATGATTTTCTTGATGTTTGAAGTTGAAACTGTGATGTTTCCTGCTCCTCCACCGATTGAAGCGTTGTCAAAGTTTGTCCATTGAGCGTGTTCTGAAAGCATTTCTGTTTCCATTCCTTCGTTCAATATTGTTCCCATTCTGTCTGCGATTTCCATAAAGTCTGAGAAAGTCTTTACAGCTAGGTCTGCGTCATCAATGTGTTCTGCTGCATAAATGTAGTCAGAGATTGTTACAGTATCATCTGTTGTAGCGATAGCTGTTGATGTATAACCTGTTCCACGAGTTCCTGTTCCCAAAGTTGGGTCAGTTAGGTAAGGATTTCTCCAGATACCAGAGTTTGTGTATTTAACTAAACACACTTCTTTCCAAAACATTGGAGCTGATAGACGCTCCTGTAAAACTGATTCGTATTCTATCTTAGGTACGATTGCCATAATATTTAATAAATTAAAAGTAATAATTTATCAAATGTTTTAGCTTACGAGTTGTAGAAAGTTCCTGAACTATTTTCTTTCTTGAGTTTAGCTTGAACTACTTTGTATCGCATTTCTCTTGGGACTTCATCTATTGGTTTAGTTAGCCAGTAATCTACTGAATCTGTGGCTACTGCATTAGATGACCTTCCTTTAATAGTTGCGTTTTTAGTTTTGTCTAAAGCTCTACGATTTTCTAGTTCTGCTTTGAAATAAGGGTTATCAAGTAGAGATTCTAAATCTTTTAAACCTGATTTTTGTAATTCTGTTTTAACGAAATCAAACTCTGTATTTTCAATGCCACTAGATTTCAGAAAAGCCTTTGCTCCATAATCTAATTCATCTGATTTTTTGCTTTCACTCTTTTTTTCAGGCTTGTTCTTGTTTCTATCAAGAATAGCTTTGTATTTAAGAGCTTCTGCTTTCCAATCCTTTTCAGGTTCGGTAGTAGCTTCCTCTCTAAGTTCTTTATTTTCTAATTCCCCTAAAGTTTCTTCTACTTCTTCTTGGCTTTCATTTTCTTCCTGTTCCAAGTCAGGAGTGTATTCATCGTTTATCATAGTGATGTTCTAGTTAGTCCGCTATTTTTCAAAGTTGCGGGTTCTTGATTAATTTAATAATAACATTTAATAATAAATAAGCAAAACTGTTGATAACTATTCGTACGAAATAGTTAGGTTAGCAGTTCCACCTATTGTTGCATACAAGCCATTTGAAAATGTTTCGTTGCTAAAATCTAACACTCTCTCTCCTGTTGTTGCTACCGCAGAGAAAGTCATTGTGTCGTGCATAATTCTTCCGTTTGCACCTGTTCCTGAAGCCATTACTGTTGAAGTAAAAGCATAGTTTCCTAGAGTATCTGTAGTTGCAATACTGTTTCCACCTGTTCCTGTAGTTTTTGAAAGGAATACTTGAGTAGTGTTGTCGTTTGTTGTTGCATAAACTAAAGGATGTTCATAAGTGCCTGTTGAATATTGAGTACCTGCAATACCTGAAGCGTTTACTGCTAGTTTTATATTGTCTAGGAATGTAGCCTCGTTAGTTACCCATAATACTTGATAAGGTACTGCTGTTAGTCCAAGAGTTTCAGCAAGGTCAATAACTGCTGTGTAAGTAGTATCTCCTATTGTAAATTGTGCTGCGTCTGTTGTTACTGCTGGATTAGAAGCTCCTGTGCCTCCACCAAGTGTGCTATCAGCCCAAGTTGTGTTAGCTAATGTTTCTGTAGTAGCGATTGCGTTTATTGCAGTAGTTTGTGCTGCTGTTCCTATGTTTCTTGAACGGATTGTTTGAGCTGTGTCTGTGTTAGTTGTTCCGATAACATCTGGGTGAGCTACAGTTCCAGTAGAGTATTGAGTTCCTTCTGTGCCTGTTCCGTTAATAGCTAGTTTTAAGTTATCTAACATAACTGCAACAGAGCCACCATATAATACTTGGTAAGCTACTGCATCTGCTCCGTAAGTTTCACTTAATGCGTCTACTACTGTATAAGTATTTGCACCAATAGTTACTGTTGCTGCACCTGTTGTAACACCTGCGTCTGACGCACCAGTTCCACCTCCTAGAGTTGTATCAGCCCAAACTGTTCTTAGTGCTGTTCCTGTTGTTGCTACTGTGTTTAATGATGTTCCAGGCACTCTACCTCTTACTGTTACTGTTGTAGCGTCTTTTGCTACTGCTACTACTTGAGTGTTTACTGATACAGAGCCATAATTTCCGTTTATTGCATTGTAAAGATTTGCTAGAGCTTGTTCTGTGCTTGTTCCTAGCCCAATTTGGTCTTGTGTTGTATCTGGGATTGCTTTAAATGTGTAAGTCCTTGAACCGATTACTACAATGTTTCCTTCCACTATTGCATCTCCTGTTAGGACAGAAACTGCGTGAGTTCCTGCTACCATAGCTCCTGTTGATGTTAAGACGTTTACTGCGTAATTTGCTGGTACACACGCTCCTGAACTTGTTAGGGTTGTTGTAGCTTGAGCGCCTGCTTCTGTCCCATCATAGAGTTTTAAAGTTCCTGATGAGTGTGAGTTAATGGTAACTTTTCCAAGTTTTCCAAAACCTCTTGTTACTATTCCTGATTCACTTATATTTTTATTTTGCATATTGATAAATATTAACTGTTAAATTGCCTCGTTTGTTTCTTCAACATAAGGACTTTGTAAACTTTTAATTCTTTCTAATTCCCTGTAAGCATTATGTAAATAATTTACTCCTGCCCACATTCCCCTTAAATTAGCTCCTAACTCTGCATCTGGGATAGGGTTTGTTATCGCTTGTGATGCTAAGTTAAATGCTGCGTTCTGCAAAGGGTCGTGCTTGAAACCTTTTTGTATTACTCCTTGAGAATAAATCCCAGAAAGTAATATCTTTTTTACTGCGTCAAACATAACTTTATCCTGACAAAACTGTTCTACTTTTAAAACTTCTAACTCTGTTAAAAATTCTTGCATAATTTATTATATTAAGCTGTTAATTGTGGAGCTTCGCTGACTTGCGGAACTTCCTTGTTTTCTACTTGTAATGGTTCGGTTACTTGGGTAAAGTCTATTGCACTCATTCCACTTTCTTCTAAGACTTGATTAAATGCTTTAGCTATTCCTGGATTTTGTGCAAAGGCTTGAGGGTTTGCTAGTATCTCTCTTAAAATGTTTGTTATCTTATCAGCGTTTTGTGCCATATATCTTTGCTTACCTTTTACGTTTACAAACACATCTACTGGAATATCTTTGAACTCCCCTTGCATTGTTTCAAAGAACTTTCTACTACCACCTTTCTTAAATTCTTCTACACCAAACTCTATCAATGCTTCTTTTTGTCCAGGCTCTACAATCTTTCCGTCTAATATCATTTCCTTTATCTTTTGTTCTGCATTGTTGGTAGCGATTTGTGTTCCTATCTCTATCATTTCGTCTAAGGTTAGTTCTTCACTAAACTTTATACCTGAGTTTAAATCTCTAACACACCATTCTAATATCCATTCTGGGTACAGTACATCTGCAAAGAAAGTAGCAATTTTACCTTGTCTGTATTCGTGTATTCCTTCTCCTTGTTGAATAACTGTTTGAGTTGTTCCGAGTGGTGTTCCTGATACTGGGTTAAGTCCTAACGCTGGGTCTGATGCACTTCCTAATGTTCTAGCGTCTTGAGTTAGACTTGATTTATCGTTTGCAAAGTAAGTTAGGTTTTGTAGGTTTGAAGTTAGGATTTGAGTGCTATCTCCTCTGTTTTGCTTTAGAATAGTGTTCTTTTTAAGTTCAGTTAGTTTTTGGTTGCCTAGCTCATCACTATCAGAAATGATTATATTAAATGCACTATCTAACAACTCTTTAATCTTTTGTGCGTCATAGTTAGCCCATACTTGAGGCTCAAAGAGTGTTTCCACGATTGATTTACCACAAGCTCTACCTTTACTTCTTATTCTATCTATCTTTAAAGCCTTGAAAGTCTTATCTAATGGCTTGTCCTTGCCTTTAAATAGAGTAATTCCGTTGTTTGTTCCGTCTTGGGATTTATAATAACAAACTATATGCTTTTGTGGGACAAATTTGTTTAAATCTCCGTCTTCTTTTATCCAAGTTTCTGGTAATTCTCCTACTAATTCGTAAACTTCTACATATTTGCTAGGTGTTTTAGCTACTTGTTCGCCTGATACATTGTTAGACTTTTCAAATTGAGCCAAGCTAATAGCTAAGTCAATCATTTCATCATCCCATTTGCCTTTATAACTTAATATATCAGCTATGGTCATTTGGTGTTTAATACAAATAGGTCCAGCCATTACGTCTGTTTGGTCGCAGAAAGCTAGAGTCTTTAAGTCTACTACTTCTGGTCTAACATTGTTTACGTTCTTAACCAATACTAAATCATAAATGACTGATGTTTCTACAACATCGTCTATGAAAGTATCTAATTGATTTGTTCTAGCCCATTGTGGGTGTCTTTTCTTTACTATGAAAGATTTGTAGTTCTCTTTAGCGTCGTTTACGAAAGGAATAATATCCTTTACATCGAATCCTTCACTTCTAAATGCTACGTTTATTATCGGGGTTACTATATCGTCATAGCGTCTTAAACCATCGTTTTGACCTTGATGATACCAACCGTTTGATACGTTTGTGCAACGCTCAATGTGTTCTCGCATATTCCAACTCTTTGAAGTTGTTAAGGGTATTCTTGCTGTTTGCCAATCTGTTTCTTGTGTTTTGATGTACGAATATACATCCGAATAAGTGTCCATATTAGTTTGAAAGTAGTAAATTATTTATAAAAACCTCCATAAATTCCTCGTTATTAAAAAGTCTTTTGCCTTGAATAAG